CCCAAGACCAGGCCAAACTGGAGGCCTTTATGCTGACCGAGCCCAAGGCGGGGCAAGTGATCTCTGCAGCCCGCGAAGACGTGGTCGCGCTTTGGGGCGCTATGTTTCGCTACGCGATGGCAATGTTGCAACGTCACTTACGCCCCGGTCTCATCATTAACAAGGGTTTGTCCCCTCGCCAGCTGGATGAGCAGGTCCGAGAGCATTGGCGTCCTACTGGGTTGAGCACTATTAACGATTTCTCAGCCTTTGACTCCACGCAGGGGGGGGAGAGCGTGCAATTGGAGCTGTGTGTGCTTAAGTGGGCTCGTGTACCAGAGTCCATTGTGGACGGTTATCCGGCGTGGAAGTCCACCATTGTAACTCAATGGGCTGGCATTAAAACAGTTTCCCGTGACTCCGGCGAGCCAGGCACATTCGACGGCAACACCTGGTACTCAATGGCGAATTGTGCCCTGAAATTTGGGCCAATCGCTCTTCAACGGGGTTGCTGGTGTTTCGGCGGCGATGACATGGCCACCGATCAACACGTGCGGGACGTGCCGGCTTGGACTCGCCATTGGAATCGTGTGATTCGCACAGTGTCCAAAGTGCAATACGTGCAAGTGGCTGACTTTTGTGGATGGCTGTTGACACCTGAGGGAATTCTGCGCTCGCCCAGCCTTATGGCGCTCAAGGTTCTGTACAAATCCGCGCGACAGCCTCTGTCGACAAATAATTGGGTGGACAGTTATGCCACTGAGGTGGCGTACACCTATCGGAATGCCCCCAGAGTCAGCGAGGCATTAAGTGACTTGGACATGTTGTGTCTAGGCTGGTTGTTGGACTTCTTCCACAAAAAAACACCGGTGCTCAGTGTCATTTTGTTCCAACGTCGTTATGCCAGCCCTCTCACGGCGTTGAAGTTGAAGTTGACGAAGGTGCAAAGTCATCCGCAGTGGCCTAGGCGTAAGGCCCTGCTGCGCGGCTTGACCAACGCCATCGCTCGAGAGGAACGAGGTTTCTCAAGCACTTTGGTGGTAGTGCACTTACCTTACACCCAAAGTTTGTTATCCTCATGTCTGCCATCAGCACCACCTCCTCAACTGCCCAACCCAATG